GAGAAGGCCAATCAGGTGGTTATGTTCAACAAACTTCATTGTTGAATGAAACAACTAACGTTATTGGTAATAACATTGGTGCTGCAGGTGCGGTAGATGCTGCTGGTGTCGATTTTGTAGATCCCGTACTGATTTCTTTGGTACGTCGTGCTATGCCTAATCTTATCGCTTATGACATCTGCGGCGTACAGCCTATGTCAGGTCCTACTGGCTTGATCTTTGCTATGCGTTCACACTACACCGATCCAACTGGCGCTGAAGCCCTCTTTAATGAAGCTGATACTGGCTTCTCTAACCAGGACTCTGCCGGTTCACTTAGCAACGGTACGCACAGTGCAACGAGCAGCCCAGTTGATGGTGTCTACACTGTAGGTCAAGGCATGTCAACTTCCGAAGCTGAACAGTTGGGTGTTACTAATCAATTCAAAGAAATGGCTTTCACTATCGATAAAGTTGCTGTATCAGCTAAGAGCCGTGCTCTGAAAGCAGAATACACAATGGAATTGGCGCAAGACTTGAAAGCAGTTCATGGTTTGGACGCTGAGCAAGAACTTGCTAACATTCTTTCTGCTGAAATCCTCGCTGAAATCAACCGTGAAGTTGTTCGTACAATCAACATCACTGCTAAGCAAGGCGCTCAGCAAACAGCTACGCCTGGCACATTTGACCTCGACGTTGATGCTAACGGTCGTTGGTCAGTTGAAAAGTTCAAGGGTTTGATGTTCGAACTTGAGCGTGAAGCAAACGAAATCGCTCGTGCTACACGTCGCGGCAAGGGTAATCTTCTCATCTGTTCTTCTGACGTAGCTTCTGCTCTTCAGATGGCTGGTGTTCTGGATTATACTCCTGCTCTTTCTAACAGCCTTCAAGTAGATGACACTGGCAACACGTTCGCTGGTGTATTGAATGGTCGTGTTAAAGTGTACATCGATCCTTACTTCAATGCTACTAATGGTCTTCACTACGCAACTATGGGCTACAAAGGCACGTCTTCATATGATGCTGGCCTTTTCTACTGCCCTTACGTACCTCTCCAGATGGTACGTGCGGTTGGTCAAGATACGTTCCAGCCTAAGATCGGCTTCAAGACTCGTTACGGCATGGTCGCTAACCCATTTGCTACTACAAATGGCGCTGGCGCGATTGATGTTACTTCACCTGCTGCTGGTGATCAAAACATCTACTATCGTCGCATTGCGATTGCTAACTTGATGTAAGATCAAATCAGCAATAAGACTGATGTTTAAGGGGCTCTTCGGAGCCCCTTTTTTTATGCGTTATAAATACAAATATTAAACAAGAGATTGATTGAATGGCACCCACTAATCTAAGTTTTTTAGCAAACAACAAATACGAGTTTGTTATTGAACGCTTACCAAACTTCACGTTCTTTATACAGGGTGTTGTTATGCCATCTATTACTATGGACCCTGTACAGACAAACTCCCCGTACACTGCAGTATACAATCCAGGTAATCAGTTGAGATACGAACAATTGCAAATCACGTATGCAGTTGATGAGGATATGCAGTCTTGGTTTGATATCTACAATTGGATGGTCAATCTTGGAAATCCTACTTCATTGGACAAACTAGGAACGCTAACAAAAGTTGCAGGAAAAGAGAACAGTGTTACGTCCGACGCTTCTTTATTGATTAAGACGAATGCTAACAACAATAACATTGATGTCAAGTTTTATGACATATTTCCTGTAGAACTTACGGGGTTCAATCTAAGCACATCTGAAGGGCAAGACTTCCAGACAACAACCGCGACATTTGCATACACATATCTTGAAGCAACTTTATTGACATAAACTAAACTTTATGTTATAATGTGACATTTCGGCTTATTATGGATTTTTTATGACACTTGATGAAATTATTGAAGAATGGAAAAGTGATTCTCTTATAGACTCTACAATGCTAGGCGCTGAATCGCTAAGGATTCCAGTGCTGCACAGTAAGTATATGAAGATATATTACGAAGAGCGCCGCAGATTAAAAGCAGCAGAGTTTCAAAGCAAAGAAATGTATCTGGCTAAGCACGAGTACTACGCAGGCAAAATGTCTGAAGAAGAACTCAAAGAGCGAGGCTGGGAACCTTTTGACAAGTTGTTGCTTAAGACAGAGACTGAGATGTATATGCAGTCGGACAAAGAAATCATACAGACAAACATAAAGATTGTCAATCAAAAAGAGAAGATGTCTTTGCTGGAAGAAATCATTAAGAATCTAAACCAAAGAAACTTTCAAATCAAAAATGCTATAGACTATATGAAACTGACAGGTGGTGAGTTGTAATGTCAGCCATCAAGGTATCAAAGCTAAACGATGTATACGCTTACGTTCACTGTGAAAAAGGTGAAGGTATGGAAATAAGCGAACACTTTACGTTTATGGTGCCTGGATATAAGTTTATGCCCGCATACAAAAACAAAGTGTGGGATGGGAAGATAAGATTGTATCATTCTCATAATCAAACTTTGTATTATGGATTGATACCACACCTAAAACATTTCTGTGACGAGCGTGGATATCATTTTGAGCTAGACAGAACTGTTGATGCTGATGAGGAGTTTTCTGTTGAAGAAGCCAAAGAGTTTATCGCTAGTTTAAGTTTAGCGTTAGAGCCTAGAGATTATCAAATAAAAGCGTTTGTTCATGCGATACGAAAACGCAGAGCAATGCTATTATCTCCAACCGCATCTGGTAAGTCACTAATCATATATTTGGTTACACGATACCTTGCAGGTAAAACGCTAATCATAGTTCCTACAACATCTCTTGTTTCTCAGCTATACAAAGACTTTTCCGACTATGGATTTGATTCTGATAATAACGTTCACCAGATTATGGCGGGAGCAGACAAACACACCAACAAAGATATTGTCATCTCCACTTGGCAGTCTATCTACAAGCAATCAAAAAGTTGGTTTGATCAATTTGATGTTGTGATAGGAGATGAAGCGCATCAGTTTAAAGCCAAGTCATTAACTTCTATTATGACTAATCTAGAGAACTGTGCATATCGGTATGGATTTACTGGAACACTTGATGGGACACAGACACATAAATTAGTGTTAGAAGGATTGTTCGGTGCAGTAGAAAAAGTAACGACTACAAAGACGCTAATGGATGAAGGCAATCTATCAGAGTTTAGAATCAAATCTCTTATTCTAAAACACACAAAGGAAAACTGTAAGTTAGTCAGCAAATATAAGTACCAAGAAGAAATTGATTATCTCGTATCGTCGGTTGCTAGAAATAATTTTATCACTAACCTATCAGTATCGCTTGAAGGTAATACACTATTATTGTTCCAATATGTAGACAAACACGGAAAAGTATTGTATAATACCATTTGTGATAAAGTGCAAGAGAACAGGAAAGTGTTCTACGTGTCAGGCGAAACTAAAGCAGACAAAAGAGAAGATATCAGGTCGATTGTAGAAAATGAAACTAACTCTATCATTGTTGCTTCATATGGGACATTTTCTACTGGTATAAATATAAAGAACTTGCATAATGTTATATTTGCTTCGCCTAGTAAAAGTAAAGTGAGAACTCTACAGTCAATCGGTAGAGGATTAAGACTGGGAGATAACAAAGAATATGCGACACTATATGATATTGCTGATGACCTTACTCACGGCAAAAAACAAAACTACACTCTACAACATTTTGTTGAGAGAATGAAAATATATAATGAAGAGAAGTTCTCTTATAAGATATACCAAATACAGTTGAAGGATTGATTATGAATATATGCAAAATAATAAAAACAGTGTCTGGCGATACAATCATAGCAGAGATTGTTGCTGAAACATTATCGTATATTGAAGTAACTAATCCTTTTCAAATCTATAATGAATATTCTTCAACAGAAAATCAGGTACTAAATCTACAAGTAGGCAAGTGGGATTATAGTTCAACATTTAAAGACCCATTTAGAATCTACAAGACAGGGATTATTTCTGTATCTACACCTACAAGCAAACTTGAACAGTCTTACTATCAAGTACTGAATACTGAGTTCTTAGATACAGAAGATACTGAGGTTGCTTCTGAAAAGAAGGACCTAATGAGTGATGATGAGTTAAATAACTTTTTAGATGAGTTGGAAAAGAAGTACAAGAAGGAAATACATTAGTATTAGTCATTATTATTGGCTACACTGCTATTCTACCCTATTGTCAAGCATTTGTCAAGTTTTTTTGAGGATTTTATTATGAAAGACAAACCACTGAAGCACTACGTTAACAACCAAGAGTTTTTGGAAAATATGATTGAGTATCGCAACTTAGTCATCAAAGCCAAGAAGAACAATAAGCCTAGACCAAGAATTCCTGAGTATATTGGTTCCTGTCTTTTTAAGATTGCGACACATTTATCCCGCAAGCCAAACTTTGCTAACTACACATTCAAGGATGATATGATTTCAGACGGTGTGGAGAACTGTTTGCTGTACATTGACAACTTTGACCCAGAGAAGTCTAAGAATCCATTCTCTTACTTTACGCAGATTATTTACTATGCATTCCTGCGCAGAATACAGAAAGAGAAGAAACATCTATACGTGAAATATAAGAGTATGGAAAATGAAATCATTAACACGCTCATTCAAAATCTAGGCGAAGACCACGTCACAGAGCAACTCAATGGGATGATGCACGATGCGTACAGTGAAGAGTTCATTGCCGATTTCATTGAGAGTTTTGAAGCAACTAAACAAAAGAAGAAAGAGAAGGCTAAGAAAAAGTCTTGACATTTCATTAGATTTTGTCTATAATACGCAACAATAACTATTAGTGGATATTTTATGAAGGTATGCCTTTTGGGTGATACGCACTTTGGGGTACGTAACGATTCCCTAGCGTTTCACAGATATTACGATGAGTTCTATACAAAACATTTCTTCCCGTACCTACAAGATAATGATATCAAAACAATCATCCAGTTAGGTGACTTGTTTGACCGTAGGAAGTATATTAACTTTGTTTCGTTGTCGGAGAGTCGCAGATATTTCTTTGACCGATTGGCTGAGTTTGACATTGACTTTCACGCATTGATTGGTAATCACGATATCTTCTGGAAGAACAGTGTAGAAGTAAACTCTCCTGATTTGTTGTTGAAAGACTACGACAACATCACTCTATGGCAGAAGCCAGGAACGTTGACAATCGACAATACTGTGTTCGATATGATTCCGTGGATATGTAAAGACAATCAAGAAGAAATCTTTTCGTTCATCGACAAAAGTACCTCTCCGTTTTGTATCGGTCACTTTGAGTTGGCTGGATTCCAAATGATGAAAGGAGTAAACTCACACGATGGTATGAAATCAGATTTCCTTGACAAGTACGACGATGTGTTCAGTGGGCACTTTCATACACAATCAAAGTCTGGTAACGTAAGATACACAGGCACACCATACGAGTTGTTTTGGAATGACTATGCAGACCCCAAAGGTTTCTGGATATTCGACACAGATACAAAACAAGTTGAGTTTGTTGAAAACACTATCCATATGTTTCATAAGATTTTCTATGATGACTC